TCTCTCAAGGTCATTAGACGCTTGAGAGTAATATCCATCTTGCACATGTTAGCACCACCAAAGGCCCAACCTTCTGCTTCACGCCCTGCATACTTGCCTGCTGGATCGCTAAATTCCTTTACACCGTCATACCACTTTTCAGCAGTGTCCCAGTCCCCGCCCTGTAGAACATTAAGCCATTTAGTTTGACCCAATCTGTTCATTAAGAAGTAATCGTTGTTGTATCGAGTCTTATCTAAACAGTCATCGAATGTCTTCAATCCAGTTTTGGGGCTGTGAATATGATCACATGCCCATGTCGGAACGTCTAACATCATTGACCAGTCGGCAGTTACTTCCAACCACTCGAGAATCTTCTGACGAGTCTTAGTGGCTTCCTTGCCTTCAAAGTCTAGCCAATCAAACTTAAGAACACCCTTACCAATCTGGTATCCACCGGAGTCGCCTAGAATCATTGTATTGTTACGATCACGTTGTTGGATCATAGACTCTTGTGTAAGACTCTTTTGTAGATCTAATTGTGCATGACCTGCTGAATACAAACCATACTTGTAGGTAAAGTAGCCTTGTTCCGGATTTAGAAAATTCATTCCTTCAATACCACGATCAAATCCTGCAGGAATACGATCTGTTGGTACGAATTCACCTAATCGCTGTTTAGCAACATAGGTGCTGTAGAACGAACTAATAGCTGGCAAATATACCGCATAGTCCTTCTGTAGTGGTGTTAAATTAACTTGTTGTTTGCTCATCTTTGCTCAATATTATGTCTGTGCAGGAATGATGTACTTGTAAGTAGCAAGACCGCTGTCAAGTGTAATCTGTAGAGCACCTTCGTTACTTAAACTCATCATAGTATTGTTAACATCTGATGCTTTAAGAATCGCAAGCACTGGGGCAACAGGCCATGTCCATCCTTTATTTAGGTTACCAGTGACACCGGTGGCAAAAATAAATTCACCACCGTGACTTGCTTGGTCACCGAATGTAAATTTCAACTTGTCACCGTCTGTCTTGGCCAAGAATGTTGTGTGCTCATTGTTAGCGGCTGCTTGAAAAGCAAAACGCTGAACACTGGCTAGACTTGGAGCAACTTCAACATCCCACTTAACACCACGGAACTTAACAGTCTTTAACTTTTCGTTAATAATCTCAGTGTTCATAAAGCGGTAATCGTTCTTAAAGTCGCCACCTTTGTTTTCAAAGTGCAAACCTGTTGGAATTTCTTCACCGTTGCGATCTTGTTTAACAACTTCGATCTTTGCATCTTCTTTGTATTCTGGGCAATCTAACAAATACTTTAATTTGTTCATTTGCGGCATACCAAAAATGCCAGTCATGTCTGCCTGCGGGCTAGCAGTTTCACCATACATAATAACTGTGCGGTCATCAGCCATACTGTCAATGGTTGTCTTTTTGTCGTCGCCTGTAATTTTAACGATGTTCAGGAAGCCCAGGCTATGTGTGTGGCTAACGATATCTTGTAGAATGTCTTTCATAATAATTCCTTTTGTTTAGTTTATTTAGATTTGCGAGTAAAGTCAATGATTATTTTCAATCAAAGGAAAATAATTTGCCAAAGGTGTTGTCTTGGGTAGTGGATTCTAAATCCCAGTCCAGCACACCGATAAGGTTGTCTAGTTTGTTGTTAATGATAGCAGTTTCCATCTCACTGTGATCAAATGGAAGGTCTTGGAACCATTTAGGTAATCTCATCTCATCAACTGGATAAGCAATAGATGTGTAACCTAGTGGATTATCTCTAACCTTGCAGACAATAACCTTCATACCATCAACAATGCCCATTGAGTATTTGTCACCGTTCATACGCTTTAGCGTGTTCCAGTTGATAGCAGCACGGACATGTCCTGGCATATTTGCCTTACCTTGTTTAGCTTCCTTAGCTTGATACTCGGTAATGTTGTTAGCACGTTTCGGACTGCCCTTTTCCCAACCTGGTCTGGCTTTGAATTCAGTCCGGAACGCACTGATCATTTCAAGAATCTCTTGTTCCTCTGCACCATTTAGTACTTTGGTAAGAACTTCTTCTAGAAACTTTTGCATAAATTCCGGAGTATCACTACGCTTGAGATCCAGGCCCATGGCCTTAATCTTACCTGGCTTACCGTCTGTGTCCTGTCTCTTACCGTCTTTATCGTAATACAATACTGCATAACGCTTCTTGGTAATGAACAGGCCTTTAACAGCAACAATTTCTCGACCACCTTTGATAACTTCGCCTCGACTCTTTGGGCAGTGAAATGCATCCAACATGAACTGCGGGAATGTTGCATTTACGCCTTCGGCAATTTGATCATACAGCTGAATAACAACATCTCTATCCCAAGGGATCAGCTTCTTGTTAATGTCAGTCTTTAGCGTATTGTAAGCTGAGAAGTAGCACGAATCAGTATCACCATAGATAATGCTTTTACCTACGTGGTCAAACTCGCCGGTAATCATTTCATTGACTTTACCAGCCATGTGCTTGGCAATCTGGCGACCTACTAGAGTAGTTGATTGTCCGATACGCTTGTCAAAGAATCTGCAACCTGCATTAAGAATAGCACCATACAAACTGTTCAAGTTAATCTTCTTAACCAACTGTCGCTTGTCCCAGTACTCTTCTTCAATCTTGTTACCTGCTTCAATAGCTGCCTTGAGCTTCTTTTGCATATCTTTACGTTCAGCATACCAACGCTTTAACAGTCCGGGGATAATACCTTCATGTTCATAGGTAAAGATAGTGCCGTTTGCGCTCAACATCCAAGGTTGATTACTGTCAAAGATTAACTTATATGCTTCGGCTGCACTCATGATATCACTTTGATTGTTTTCCCAGTCGACAATTATTTCAAATGCTTTATCCTGTCGCATAACTGCTTCGTATTCTAGACTACCAAACATACCTTCCCATGATGCTGCAAATGATTTCTTATGCACTAGCATTTGTTCATTAATATGTTGATCAGTTCGGTCTTGACGCAACTGTCCGACGATAGTTTCCGGACCCATATTTAACGCACGAATAGCTGAAGGATACAGTGAGTTAATGTCAATAGATCCAATCCAGTCATGCAACCCTTTTTTAGGATATGCAACATAGGCACCTGCTGCCTGATTGTTAGCATCTTCGTCACGCTTTGCACGATTGGGCACAATGAGACCACGGTGGTGGGCTTCATTTACAATAGCCTGTTCAGTTACAGCAACAGCGCCCATTGTGGTCTGTAATAGCACTGTGCATTCATGCGCCAGTGTGTTAGCAAGGTCAATAAACTTTAGTTTCTTATCTAGCTTGTCCAACAGTGCAGTATCCTGTCTGTTGTATTCAATGAACTTACGGAAGTCATTGTTGTACAATTGATCAAGTGTGCCTTCATAATGAGTCTTGCTCTCGCCTACTTCCATTTCTCCAATGGCATCCAATCGGTAAGTGTGTCTCTCTTCATATGTGTATTTGCGGTACAGCTCGAGACTGTCCAGATGAACACGACCAACCAGATCATAAGTAACAGCCGCTTTTCCATATTTCTCGTACTCTCTCTTCTTGGGAAATTGACCCCACAGACAGAATCTACGAGTGTCTTCTTTGCTCAGTGCTTTAATTACTCGATTGACAGTGTAGGGAATATCATAACCTTCACTGTTCCAACCGCTAAGAATGTCAGCATCTTGAATAAGATCCAAGAACGCATCTAACATTTCTGCTTCAGTTTCAAATAAGTGTGTGTTAGGGAAGTCCTTGACCAGTTCCGTTGCCTGCTCCATTGTCAGGGTCTTTGGAGGAACAGCAAAGCAGACCAGTGTATCTAACCATTGTAGGTGAACAGCAATCGATGTAATTGGCATAAACGCATCCTCTGGGGTGCTGTAGCCTCTTTCAGGATCGAAGTCCACCTCGATGTCGAAAAACGCCACATTAAGTTTAGGCGGTTCGTGATTGAGATAATTTTCTTCTAGTGTTTTGAATACTGTATTGATATCAGATTCGTATAGCTTGTGACTGCTGTGAATCCGTTGTTCTTTCTGAAAATCCTTATAGGATCTAGTAACAACTTTGCTTAGGTTTTCACCGTAAATTGACTTGTATTTGCCCCTTTGATCGGGGTAATAAAATGTGTATCTTGCAGGAAACTCCTGGAAGATTCTGCCTTTCTTTGGATCACGCTCAACGACATGCACGATGTCCTTGTCGCGATCCCACATGGCATCGACGTAGCTCATATAGTTCTCCTTACCGCTTATGGCCGGCAACCTTCTTTGTGATCAATTATGGCTGATCGAACCTTTCTCTTACATATTTAACAATCTAATGTAGCCAATGACATCTATAGTGACTAACAGTAGATAGTTAGCCACCATACCTGTACTTTTACGAGTCCATGAAGCCCATGCAAATATTGCACACTGCAAAATGAATATTGGATACAAATAGAAAAACAGCGGATCAGTTGCACCTGCTGCTAAAGTTAGAGAGCAGCCTAAACTCATCAACCATGCTGAGATTTCTAATGAAAATCTAGTAGGCCATTCTCGATAATCGTTTCTAGCCCAGTTATATACGTTTGCAAGTACGGTTGTAAGTCTGGTCATCAATCCGCCTGTCTTGTAATAAAATTCACCCTAATTTTTTTAGGATTAAAATATTTTGTTACTACATTCTGTGCAGTTAGCAAATCAAACTTTTTACAACTAAAAATATCAAAGTATGCAGTTCCGTCGAGCTCCATAAAATGACCACAAATATTACTTGTAGTTATTAGCTGCATTAAGCTGTAACCTTGTTTTGGATCTCCAGGTAACAGATATTCAATTACAGGTTCTCCGTGCGCGACCATGTCGATCTTGTCAACAAGGTCTTTTACAAAATTATAAATGTTATCCTTGCAGTGGATTTGTTCACACCCGCTGCAATCTAACATTAAATGATATCCCCAGTGACTCATCAGTCTTCGCGACGATTAGCGTGGCCTGCAATATCGACAATAGTTTCGAGATCGTCAAACTCACGGAACACTTGATCCCATTGATCTTTCTGTGCAATTTTGATTGCCTTGCGGATAACACTGGGTTTTACTTCCAGCTCTTCTGCTACTGCTTTGATAGTTTCATTCAATCCTTCGGTGAGGTCTTGAATTTCCTGCATAACAGTCATACCTTCGGATACGATCTGTTTGATTTTTGCCTGTTCTGGTGCGCCAAATGCTTTGCCCATAATATCTCCTATAAGTGTATAGTATATAGGTTTAGTCTTACAAGGTCAAACTTTTTTCTGTATATTCTGCTCGGTTCCACCCTAACAAGAAATTAGCTTTCCAATCATTTTGGGCAAAGCCTTTGAGATGGTACCACTCTTCTTGTTTAGCTAAAACCTGTTTTGCAGCATCTCTCCAATCGGTATGTCTCACTTTGAAGTCGAATACGTGCATGGCTTTTAAGAATGCATCAAAATCATAGTTGTCGTACTCTACATGTAGCACTTCGTAAATGTTACCAGCGTCATCTACAGCATCTAGTGCAAAATCAAAACCCCATTTCTGCGGAGTTTTCAATAACCACTCGGCTTCAGGGATTGTTGCTTTGATTTTCTTTAGTTGATGTTCTGCATATCCCTCGTACCTGCAACGATGAAGGATCAGTGAGTGATCTAGTATTAGTCCTAGGTCGTTATCTTCTAGAGCAAACCAAGGTTCTTGCCAGCAGCGATGATTAAGTATAGGATGGTCTATAGGATGGTGCATCATCCCGTAATATTTCTGTTCTGCTTGATTTAATTCAAATCCGTCTTTGTCATAGAATTTAAAATCTTCTGCAACAACATTGTAGATGGGCTCACTACAGACAGGATTTGATACTACCGGTACATCAAATCTTTTAAACATGTTTTATTTTTTTGTGGGCTGCTTTGCATCGTAGTAGGCTGCTATAGCCATACGATCTTTCTTTTCTGGATCTTTGTTTTTAAATTGACGATATTGATTTGGGTCAGCAGTTTGAAAACGTTGTTTCCAATAGTCAATAGGCATATCGGGCCTTAGTTTAGGCTGTGGTCCGACTGGCTTAGTTTGTTGAGCAGGCTCCTCTGTCGGTGCCACCGGTTCCTGCTCAATTACTTTTTTGATTTCTTCTTTTCAGGAAGACCTTTGTGCTTGGTTGATGCAAAGTCCCTGGCATCTTTCTTGCCCATGTCCTTGGCTACTTTGGCAACTTCTTTACTGGCAGGCTTTTCACCTTTTTGTGCGGCATGAACCATACCCATGAACTTTTGTTGCTTCTTGCTCACTGCTTTTTCACTCAGGACCTGTTGCAATGAGTAGGCAAGGCTTTCCATATATACATCGACTTCGGCAACTGACTGTTCCATACTTCTCAACTCGCCAAGTGTGTCGGCAACAAAATCTTCATCATAGCTGATCAAATATCTTGCCTCCTTTGGAGTCATGTTTAATTCTTTTACCAGTACCATGCCTATTGCATTGATTAATTCATTTTCTTGTGCAGGATCATATTTGATTCCACGATCTGATAGAATTTTAGCAACTTGATAACTAGTTCGATCTTCCACTGCTTCCGCCACACCTTGCTCAGGACTATGTCTCAGATTGGCAATGTAACCATCGGGGCCAGTCCATTGATCTTTATAGTCTTGCCATTCGTTCTGACTCCAGGCTATAGGGAACTGCTGCCAAGGCCACATTCCATGAGTATTAAACTCGCTAGAAAATTCCTGTATGTCTGCCAGTGTAATACCCGAGGTCTTGGTCTGTTTAGCAACCTCAATCAACCAGTGCGCCATGGTTTCGCCACCGTCTTCGAATTCGCTTAATTTTTTTAATTTATTAAACCTATCTACACCTTGCCTGGAAAAATTACGGCAAATATCTTCAAGCCACTTTATGAATTCCTGACCCCATTTGGCCAATGCAGTTTCGGGGTCGCTGCCTGTTCTGGCAGTGAGGGACTTATTCAAATTATCCACACCTTGCCTGGCACCAGCACCACCTGTGATCTTGCCCATCATGGTGTCAAATCTCTCGTCACCGGTAGCCTCCGCCACACCTTGCCCTAATACTTGTTTTACTAACAGTTGAGGAGCAAACTCCATATCACCTGCTAACTCTCTTGCGGCTGCTAATACTGCTTGTGGAGTAGGTTGTAATCTTTTTTCTTCTACATCTCGGCGTAGTTTCATAATAAGAGATTGTGCATCATATCCTAAATCTCTAACGCCTTCATCAACTTCTTCACCGGGCATGTCGCCAGCTTTAGCAACGAATTGCTGAGGTGTCATAATTTGTATACCACCGGGTGCTCCGGGCATCTTTGGCTCAGCGCCTTCCATTAAATGTCTGATTTTCATTTCATATTCCTAATTTTTTGTTCGGCAATCATTACTAATTCTTGCATCTGTTCTACACTCTCGCAGTTCCATCT